GCGTCAGTAAGCCCCAGCGTTTCGCCAAGCGTAAGCCCCAGCTTATCGCCTAGCGCATCGGTATCGCCATCGGTTAGCCCCTCGCCTAGTCCCAGCGTTTCACCCTCGGTTAGTCCGAGTGTCAGCCCGAGCGCGTCGCCCTCTGTTAGCCCATCTATTTCACCTTCGGCCTCCGCCTCGCCGTCCTTGAGCCCCAGCGCCAGCCTTAGCCCGTCGGCCTCGCCCTCGCCATCTGTGGCGGCGCAGCCTATTATCCACCTGACATTACCAGTACGTAATACGAGTCTGACTTTGCCCAGGCGGAGCCTGGGCTTGACCCTACCAGAAAGGAATTTCAGTTTAACTCTGCCAGAAAGGTGATAAAATATTATACAGGGAGGATATCTATACATGGCGAATAGTAGAAGGGTGGTTGAAGATATTACGCCTCACAGCCCAAACGAAAGTGTCGTCTTTGATCTCACCACAACCAATTGGGATACCGCGCCATCGGCAGCCACGATAAATCTATATGAAATCAAGCCGTACAACACTCTGGTATTAGCCTCCGCAACCGTTCATCTGAATGGCAGCGTTAGCATTACGGGGGATGTTGTAACATATCCCATTATCCAGGACCTCGTATCCCGGACAAAATACCGCGTCCTGTCGCTGCTGACTTTTGCCAGCGGAAACGAATTAGAGGCGTTCTGGGATATCGAGTGCGAATGATGGTAACTCGTAAGCAACGCGTCTTTATCGAGGAATATCTCCAATGTTTCAACGCAACGGAGGCGGCCAAACGCGCCGGCTACTCGGAGAGAACGGCTTATTCAATCGGACATGAAAACCTGAGTAAACCTGAAATTGCGCAAGCCATTCAACAGCGTTTTGATGATTTACAAATGAGTACCGACGAAGCGTTGATCCTGCTTGCCGATCAGGCGCGTGGTGATATTGGCGACTTTATGGATATCTCCAGAATGGGATTTCATCTGTCTCTTTTAGACGAGGATGGTAATCGTAGGAACACACGTATTATACGTAAGATCAAACAAAAGACCACGACTTTTATTGCTAAAAAGGAAAGCGACGAAGATCGCGAAATACACGAAATAGAGATTGAGTTATATGATGCGCAAGCTGCCAATGATAAGATTTTGCGCGTGCATGGCAAGTACAAAGACAATATTGATGTTACCAGTGGTGGCGAAAAGATAGTAGACCATGACGGACATAATCGAGCAATATCTACGCTCGCTGATGCCCTCAGAAAAGTCGTATCTAAAGAGGGTCAATGATGGCGAGGCATTATGGTTGCCTCAATCAGTACCACAATGGCTTGCCTTCCTTTCGCGCGCCGACGAATTATTCTATGGTGGTGCGGCGGGCGGCGGAAAGACTGACCTCGTTATCGGGATGTCCGTGGAATGCCATCAACATTCTGCCATTTTTCGGCGTGTATACCCTAATCTTCAAGAGATTATGCGGCGAAGTCGTGAAATTATTTGGAATAGTGCACAGGAGAACAAAGCCGAAAAACGCTGGACATTTCCAGATGGCAAAACAATCGAATTTGGAGCCGTCCAGTTTGAGGATGATAAGACCAACTGGCAGGGGCGGCCCCATGACCTTAAGGCATTTGACGAGTTGCCGGAATTCAGTAAGTCACAATATGAATTCATTTGTGGGTGGAACCGCACAATCGACACAGGACAGCGCGTCAGAATTATTGCGACAGGAAACCCGCCGATTGATGAGGCTGGCAACTGGATCATCGAGCGTTGGGGTGCGTGGCTCGACAAAGAACATCCAGACCCGGCCAAACCAGGGGAATTACGCTGGTATGCAACGATTGATGGACATGAGCGGGAATTCAAAAGCGGAGATCCGATTGAGCATAATGGCGAAACGAATTACCCGCGTAGTCGCACATTTATACCGGCACGCCTTGAAGATAATCCATTTTATTCACAGGACAATCGTTATCGCTCTATTCTCCAATCATTACCAGAACCACTCAGATCAATGCTACTCTATGGAGATTTTCAGGCAACGGCCGCACCTAATCCATTCCAAGTTATACCGACCGATTGGGTGCGCCAGGCACAGAAAAGATGGCTTGAACGAGAAAGGCCAGACGTGTCGTTATCTGTTGCTGCTGTTGACCCAGCCAGGGGGGGCAACGACAATATGACTCTGGCAAAGCGATACGATAATTGGTTTGATGAAGTAAAAAAGTGGCCTGGAGTATTGGTAAAAGACGGTCCAATGGCCGCCGAATTTATAAGACAGGAATTGGGAGACGAGAGTCCAGCGACATTGAATGTAGATGTGATTGGAATTGGATCATCTGTATATGATAGTCTCAACCCAATGTACGACAGAGTTATTCCAGTCAATGCCTCGGAAAAGTCGGAGTATCGGGATAAATCGGGAAAATTAAAAATGAGAAACATGCGGGCTGAATATCATTGGCGCATGAGAGACGCTCTGGACCCTAACGGGGGCGATGATATAGCCCTGCCGCCTGGAACCGAAGTGATTGCTGATTTGTGTGCAGCTCGTTATAAGCTGACCACAGCGGGGGTACAAATAGAGGAGAAGGCAGAAATTAAGGAACGGTTAGGACGTAGCCCGGATGTAGGCGAAGCCGTAATGCTTACAATGGCTGGGGAGGGATGGTGGTTTACATGAAAAAGAATTATCCGATCATTGGCACAAAATCTAGTTTATTATGGGATGAAAAGACTGACGCATGGGTATATATCAGCGGGGAGCCAGAGCGCCCAGAAAATCCTAAGTCATATTTTAAGATTGTCCCGACACTGTACCGCGCCGTTGATAGGCGGGCAAAATCCATCGCCACTTTGCCCTGGGCGCTGATGAAGGGGGAGACGGAATATGAGACATCCGATGCATATGAGAACAAAGACGGGCTGGTGTCCAATATGTTCAACATGTTGTACCTGATCGAGGCCAGCATGACGCTCACGGGGCAGGCATACTGGAAACGGGAGCAAAACGTCGCCGGCTATGATAAGCTGCGCCATTTGATTCCTACCAGTCTTAAGCTCAATGAGGAACGGGCAACGCGTGGCGAATTGGTTTGGACGCGCTACGATCCGGTATTGAAGCGCGACCGCGAATATACCCCTAAAGAAATTATCTATTTCTGGTATCTCGATCCGTATGTGGAAATTGGGCCGCCCAGCTCCTGGCCCGTGCAGGCTGCTATGGCCGCCTGCGGGGTGCTGGCGAACATAGATGAGTTTGCAAGAAACTTTTTCATGCGCGGCGCAATCAAGGCAATGCTGTTTGCGATGGAGGGCATATCACCGCAAGAGGGGCAGAAATTCGAGAGTTGGTGGAAGCGGTTTGTGGGCGGTATCAATAATGCCTTTACCACCAAAGTGCTGAACGCTGCCAAAGTAACGCCCGTGGTGGTTGGCGAGGGGATCAAGGAGCTCGAAAACGTTAGCATCACCCAGGACAAGCGCGAAGAGGTTGCCGTGGCCCTGGATATTCCATTCTCGCTACTGTTTTCCAATGCTGCAAACTATGCCACTGCTGAACGGGATAAGCTAAATTGGTACGAAGATTTTGTGGTCCCCGAAGCGGAATTTATTGCCGGGATATTGAACGAACAGGTTTATGAGCCGCTGGGACTGCGCCTGGAGTTCCGCCCCGAAACCCTGGATATCTTCCAGGAGGATGAGACGCAGCGCGCCACAGCCATGAGCGCGTTCATGGATGCGCTGGAGAAGGCAAATACTTTCGAGATGGCACAGGCCCTATTCTTAATTTACGGCGTCGAAGTGAGCGACGAGGCCATGTCGCTTATCGAAAAGCATTACAGCCAAAAGGAGGAAATGGCGGCGCAAATACAGGCGGGCGTAGCAGAGGGGCAGGAGCAGCCCGAGGAAGAAGATGACGAGCCAATCCCGCCCGCGCCGAAGGCGGCGGCAATCCTGCCGATGGACATTCAGCAGTTGAGCCGTGAGCTGTCCATCTGGCAGAGCAAATGCCTGTCTGCCCTGAAGCGTGGCGAACCGGCGGCAGACGTATCATTCGTGCCGGTACTCATTCCTGCCGAGAAACACGCTGCGATTGCGGCGCGCCTGGAAACGGCGACGACAGCCGAGGAAGTCAAGGCAGCATTCAGGGATGGTCAAAATTCAGTCATTGAAATTAGGCAGGATGGCACGTTGTTACTGGCCGAGCAACTAAAACGGGCGAATGATTTACTGGAGAGAGAACTTGAACCGGCAATTGCAAGCGCGGGCGCACCTGCTTGATACGGTGACCGATATTATCCGGGTGATTAGTCTTGATTACATAACCGGGATAAAGACGGTCGTTTACTATACACGGGCATTACGGCGCGCTGTTGTCCAGTTCTACAATCGTGAGATTGATGCTATCGCCTTTATCGGCGAGATGATCCGCTTGATTGACGAGCAGATGAGACGTGCCTGGAACGAGGGGATGCGGGCGAATGATCTTGACCCTAAGCGAGACATGAAGCCCGAATGGGAGGCCATCTTGGAAAGCGTCATCGATGGCGAATACAATCGAGTGCTGACATTTGCCGAAGATATTGAGAGATCGCAAGGCGGCGCCGGCCCCATAGAGCCGCTGCTGGCGCGTGTTGATTTATGGGTAAACAGGTATAACGAGACCGTTAATCTGGCAATTATTACCACGCGCCCCAATGATCATTTTATATGGCGCTTAGGCGCCACGGAAGAGCATTGCTCCACCTGTGCGCGCCTGAATGGGGTAGTAGCAACAGCAGCCGAATGGCAAGCCAGCGGCGTGAGACCGCAGCACCCGCCCAATCCGTATCTTGAGTGTGGCGGATGGAGATGTGATTGCCGTTATCAGTATACTGAGGAGCCGGTAACGCGAGGCGGGATACC